AGAAGGGGTTTATGTTGCCAAAAAGCGAAGTATGGTTTGTTGCCGCACTTCACCCCGAAATGGAAACTTATTTTGCCAAATGGAAAAAAGCATTTGAAACTACAATTGAAATGCCAAGCAAAACAAATAATTTAAAAGAAACAGTTAAATCTAATTAAACAATACTATTCCTAAATATTTTTAAATGTTTAGGGGTACATATCAAAAAACTGGAACTAATGGTGTCGCCGTCTATTATGGAAGCGGTGACACTATTATTTTTGAAGGAAACTTGTATAAAAATATCGCACCCACTACCAATTCTCCATTTACCGAACCAACCAGCTGGGAGTATTTGGGAGTTTATAATTTATACAACAGATCCAACCCACCAATAGATCCTAAAGTTGGTCAGTTATGGGAAAACAATGGTGTAGTTTACACCTATTATTATGATGGCAATAATTTTAGTTGGGTGGAGTTTTAAATTTGAATCTGCAATATTAAAGTTGTATCTTGTGTAAACTTCAGATAAATTGTAGATGGCGATGTAGTTTGTTTGAAGTAAATAAACGAAGCTCCATCAAATCCCGGCAAACCTGTTAAGTAATAATAATTATTAAGTCTTACAGAACAGGCAGCATCTAAAAATGGTTCTATAGTTGTATTGAATAAAGATGCATCAGATAGATCCATTTTTAATATAGTTCCAAAGGGATTTGCTCCTGAGATTGCATAATTTGCAGTGTTTGTGGCGACGCCATCAACAAATATTGATAATACTTCACGATAAACTGGTTCATTTGTAGTGGGATTAAAGGTGTTTGCAATAAAACTTACAGCCCATTTAACAAAAGAATAGTAATTATAAGAAAATGAAAGCCCATTGTAAGCAAGCGGATTTAATACATTTTCTAGGCTGCTAGTTTTTACCACACCATACCAGTCATAAAAATTTGTAGCATCATTAATATTTCTGCAGTATTTTTGTCTTAGATTTTGATTTTGAAATATTGCTACAACATCTCCATCAGAATCCATTTTTTTAACAATACCATTTGTATTTGTTGGAGCAGCAAGAGTATTTAAATCTGGAACTCCACGCATGTAAATGTTTACGGTGGTTGGTAAAAAGTATCTTTTTTCTGTTTGGATTGTATTTGAAGAATTTAGATAAATTATTTCAGACCCATCATTTAATTTGATGGCTGTATCAATAAGATAACGAGTATTATTTGTTAATCCTGGGGTAGTTTCTAGATACTCTTCATATCCATAATCATTTCCGTAAATACCCAAAAAGTTAATATTGTTTGGGTCATCTCTGTTTACTTTAGATACAAAATATTGAGCAGTATTCCCTTTAATAGCTGAATAATTGATTGCGCTTATAAAGTTTTTACTTTCATATAATCCGTCTGTTAAAGATGGAGAATAGGTTACGCCACCCAAATTTAAATAATGGTTACTTATACCAGTAGAACCGTAATAGGTGTATGTGCCAGCAAAACTATATTGAGCACCAGTTTCCTCGACATAATAAGTTCCACCAGAAACACTAAAAGTATTACCGGCAGTCAAAACACCAAAAAAACGTTTTAAAAACTTAAGATCCGCCCCATTGGTTGTGGAAGAATAATCAAAGTAAAAACTAGCACCATTTTTATAAACAGCGGGCGAAGAACTAACCAAACCTTTTGTAAGACATGGATCAGCAGTTGATCCAACATACTCAGAAATATTGGTTGTGGTATATTTGACTAAACTTAAAAATCTATTTGTTGAACTTGTCGAAGACATATATTAAGATGCAAAATAACTTAGTGTTTGTGTTCCACTTCTGGCTGTTGCGTATACAAGATTTACATTACCAACATTGAAGAAAATATTTTCTCCGGGTTCTAGTTGATAGCCATAACTTGTTCCGACGTTGGATGAACCAAGATAAATTAAATCTGTATTTGTTCCCAAAGATTTAAAGTTTATTCCACCAGCACAAGTAAATCCGGAATTGCCACCAATCCTAGAAACAGCAGTTGAAATTCCAGTCAACCCAGAGTAAGAAGTAGTTGGACGAACTAAACCAAAGACAGAAAGTGCATTATAAATTGCATCCAAAGTTCCACCGAGAGCATCAATGTCGGCAGAAATATTGGTCATACCATTTAAAATATTTGTATCATAAATGTATACTGTGTTGCCAACTGTGGTTGAAACGGCTCTACCACCACTCATACCCTGAATAATAAGACCATTGCCTGCGGTGTCGTTGGTAACACCTACGGTTGGATTGATGCTTACGGTAAATGTAGCGCCAGCGATATATGTATAGAGTGGATTGCTAGAAATACCTATGGCCGAACCGCTTGTATCAACAATATTTACGTATGCCCAAGTATTTCCATTTGGTCCAAAAATTGAAATTGAATCTGTTGTTTTAGAAAGTGGAATGCCACCAGTAACTTCAACATAGCAATTTGCTGGTGTCTGTACAAAGACCGGAGATGCACTGATGCCAGTTACGCTTACCGTTCCAGAAACTGGTACAGCTTGTCCGCCGACCATTCCTTGTACAGTAAAGACTCCAGTAAATCCAGAAATGGTGGCGGTGATGCCTCCAGCAAAAGATACTGGTAGTGGGTTACCAGAAGTTACGGGACCAAAGGCACCAGTAGCGCCAAAGCCAACCTTATAATATTGAATATAAGTGGTTAGACCGCTTGATGCTAGGACTGGATCTGCACCAATGGCAAATGTTGCCCCGCTGTTAATTACTACATAATCGCTACCGTAATCTGGATACATGTGGTTTTATCCTTAAATCGTTGATCATCAATATTTAGACTCTTTTATTTATTGAATTATGTTGAGGACGTGGTATAATAATAATCATGTATATTGACGAAACCGCTAAACAACAATTTTCAGATAAAGTTTTAGAGCGGGTAAAAGCTACCAAAATGTCCTTTATGGATTGTGTTTTAGAAATTACCGAAGAAATGGGGTTAGATCCCAGTGCTTCGGGTAAACTTTTAACTAAACCTATAATTGAAAAAATTCAACAAGAAGCAAAAGAATTGCATCTTTTAAAAAAATCTAAAACCAAGCAATTACCACTTGACTAACTTAAAATGTACTACATACTATAGTCACACTTTAGGCCAAGGTAGATCCTTGGGGAAAGAATATTATGGCAAATTTTTCAGATTTTAAAAAGAAGAGTAAGAACTCCGTCGCATCTCTAACCGAGCGTCTTGACAAACTGACCTCCAAGGAAAGTTATAAAGACGAAAGAATGTGGAAGCCGGGAATCGACAAGGCAGGAAACGGATACGCAGTTATTCGGTTTTTGCCCGAAGTTGATGGCGAGGACAGTCCCTTTGTTTCAGTTTATAGCCACACCTTTAAGGGTAAGGGTGGTTGGTTTTATGAAAACTGCCCAACCACTTTGGGTGAAAAGTGCCCCGTTTGCGCAGCTAATACCGAACTTTGGAATAGTGGTATCGAAGACGACAAAAACATTGCTCGTCAACGTAAGCGTAAACTAACATACATTTCTAACATTTTGGTCATTGAAGATCCAGCAAATCCAGAAAACAAAGGAAAGGTTTTTCTTTATCAATATGGAACAAAGATTTTTCAAAAAATTCAAAGTCTGGCGCACCCAGAGTTTCAAGATGAGGTTGCCGTCGATCCATTTAACTTTTGGACTGGCGCAGATTTTAAAATCAAAATTCGTAATGTCGGTGGCTATGTAAATTACGATAGAAGTGAGTTTGCTACGCCAGCACCACTCTTTGGTGGTGAGGATAAGAAGCTAGAGGAACTGTGGAAGAAGCAGTATCCACTTAAGCCATTCATCGACAAGAGCCAGTTTAAGAGTTTTGATGAGCTTAACGCTCGGTTTAAGAAGGCTGTTGGTGATGATATTCGTGCTCAGTTTACTGAAAACAAGAGCATTGAAGATGATGTAGAGGAAACTGTGGTGAGTGAAGATATAGAGGAAAAGGATCCTCTAAAGTACTTCTCCGAAATGGAGAATGATTGAAAAAGGCCCCGCAAGGGGCTTTTTTTATTGCCAAACAGGAAAAGTAGAAAAACGATCCATGCGATCTTCAAAAATTAAATTTGTTGGATCTGTTGTTGGCTTTTCTTCAAATTTATTTTGAGCTTTGGGATATGGAATCCACCTATCCCCACTCAAATTCATATTAGAATCAAATCCCTGTTCTATTTCTTCTACTTTTTTGCTTAATTGATTGTAGCTGGATTCCGCATCAAATTTAACACTTAATCCAGCAGCAACCTTTGATACTTCTGCCATGGGTGTAGAAGCATTTTCTAATTTTGTTGGTTCTAATAAAACTGATTTTGGAAGCTCAACGGTTGGTTGTAATTGTTCTGATAAAGAAAGAGACTCAGGAAGTGCAAAAGAGGTTGCTATAGTTTCTGTTTTTTGCACAGCAATGTCAGATGGCTTAGTCGTTAAACTTGTTGAAAGTAATTGTTGTTCTGCTTCAATGTCGATTTGAAATTGATTGTCGTTCATAGTCCTAGCGCTCCTTTCATGTTATATTGTGAAGCCATTGATTCATTTTGTTTTTGTTCTTGGTAATCTGCCAATATTTTAACATAAATTTCTCGTTCCCACCATATCATGTCTTCCAGATCCATTAAACTCCAGTTAAAGTTATTTACTAAGGTAAAGTTTGTTGTGAAGTAATCTCTTAAATCAAAAAACTTTACCGATAAGTAAAAAAACTTAAAAAACCAGACACCTCCTTATCACCCAATTGCGTCTTTAATACTATAAAAAGCTCGGGTTGATTTTTTAAAAATTCCTCTAACTTAGGAAGTACATTCATCGGCAAGTTATCCAATAGAGTTTTTACCTCATCGGTTACAAATTTGTTGACATAAAATATTTCACCATTTGTTACAACTTTTTTAATACTAGATTTAATCAAATCAATAGATTCAAGAGTTTCTAGTTTTAATAAATCTTTAATTAGTGGAGTTTCAACAACTATACTAATTTCTGGAGATATATGAATGCTTTCTGATTTTATGTTATTTCTATAACCAATATCAGGAATAAAGACCGAAATACGCTCGTTGTTAAAAATTAAGTTAAGTTTTTCATCAACACTTTTAGATCGTATTTGCAAAAATAAAAATTCGGCATCAGCCAAACACAAATCTAGAATATTTACTCCTGTTGTATTTGTTTTTAACAAGTCAATCATCGCATTAAGAGCTAATTTTTTGTTGTCTTCTTGCAAAATAATTGAAATATTTTTGGCGTCTTTTACTTTAAATGGTTGAAACTTTACAACCTTTTTTGCAAAAGGAAGTGTCGCTTCATATGTTGGGAGTGCCTTTTGTAAAGATTCAATAAAATCCATATTCAAAATCCTCTATTAAAATTAAAATCTCTGAATAACATCAAAACAGAGTATATATTATACTCATTATTTTTTAACATTGACATTTCAATTGGCAATGTTTCAACTGGATAAATTTCAAAAAATGTAAAAGTTGCGTTTGGTTCCCCATTTAAATCAAGCAAAGAAAGTTTCATTTGAGTATTGGATATAAGCTCATCATAAAAGCCGACTTGAAATGCTTGTTGCAAATTTCCTCTTTGTCTTCCACCAGAATACAGTGCATTAAACCAGCGATCAAAAAATGTGGTAATAAAATGATCATTTGTTATTGGAAATGACATTAAAATACCTTGAGGAAACTTTTGAGACCTAGGAACCGTTCTACCGGGTCCATAGCCTGCCAAGCTATCAGCAATACCGTCGATAGCCCTAGAACCGATTGTGACACTAATCGGATTGATCTCAGTGTTGCTCGGTGGTTGAATTACAGCTGGTAGATTGGTAAAAGACAATGAAAATCTATTGGATCTTTGTAATCCATTGTGACGATCAAAAAAGTCTTTGATATATGTTATTGAATTGTTAGCCATTTGCAAATAACTCTTTTTCTGTCAAAATTTGAAAAGTAATCTTGTGTTTATCGCAATATTGTTTTGCTGCATTCCATTTGGCGTTATTGATGATCCAAGTTACCTTTTCTTTTTTAGATGCATTTTCTTTTAACAAAGTTTGTTTCTTTGGTTTTACTTCTACCATCCAAGTTTGCTGTCCATTTGTTCCGTTAAATTGAATTAAAAAATCTGGATAATAATTGTGAACTTTTTTATCAATCGGATTTGTGTAAGGAATAGCAATTTCTTCAGAAGACCACTTAATCACATTTGGATGGTCATCGCAAAATTTACAAACATTTCTTTCCCACAAAGATCTGCATACAATTTTTGATGCATCCCCTGCATACTTTTTAGGATTTTTGGGATTAAATATAGTTCGATAGGCCATCCCAATATTTAGACAAATTCTCTAAATATTCATATATGGCAACAGTTTTCTATTATCCTTCAGGAATACGGGCTGCAGAACAACCACTTTGGTTGTCTTTTTATTCCGCACCCTATTCATTGATAAACGCTGAAAGAGGTAGACCTGGCGTAATTAATCGTCATCAACTTCGTATCGATTTACCAATGCCAAGAGAACCTGGTTACTTAGTTTCTCATGAATTTGGTGAAAGTAATAATAACCCTGTTGGTCCAATGTTAACTGCAGCAGGGATTGCTAATGCGGGTGGTGGTGCTGGTGGTGCCATCAATGTCTTAAAACGTAAGCTCCAGCCCGCCACATACTATTGGGAGCGTATGTTTGCCACAACCACTTACCGTAGATTTAGTAATATTGCAGAAGCTACGATGGTTTCAGAAGGAAGAAAGAAATACTTTTTTCAATACTTATTTGTTCCTAAAAATAATGAAGAGTCAGTTCAAGTTGAACAAATTGTGGGTTCGTTTAGAAAAGCATCTTATCCTTCTGTTGCAAGTGGTTTGCCAGAAAGATCCTATCCACAAAATTTGTGGGCAATGGTCGTTTGGCCTGGCAACGCAACAGCTTTCGGTGGAGCACAAAATTTAACTGCTAATTGGTTGGGTGAACCTTTGGTATGTGTTTTAGAAACAGTTAAAGTTCAAAAAAATGATGAAACCGATCCTGTAATTCGTCTTTTACCAAATGGAGCACCGTCACTAACTATGTTGGGTTTAGTATTTTCTGAATTTGAAACGGGAACATACGACCCACCATCTCCAAATATTTTTAACAGCAGCTAACCAATGAAATTTTTTAGTAATTTACCAAAAATAACATTTTCTTCAAGTATAGGTAATTTTACTGTATCTAATTTTTTTACTTATTTAAATGTTGAAAACATTTTTTTAGATGTATCAGATATTGTTATTGACAATAAAAATACTTTAGTAGAAGCTGGCTACAATACGTACACCGATCCAAACACAATTTGGTCTTTTTTGGCTGCTAATGATGCTATAAATCCATTTGATTTATTAGCTGAAAATACTGTTTTGTTTGAAGAAGAAAATCAACAAAAAATTAACTTTCTTTTGTTCCCAACACAGGGTGCTACGACAGGGGGTAGCGCTTTTCCTATTGGAAGTATTGTGGTTCCGTATGTTGGAAATACTGGCGGAACTGCTGCCTACGGTTCAACTGGTAATTTTAATTTAAGTGGTGCGTTTGCAAGAATACAAAATACTTTGTTTTATGATGGTAACATGACTTCTGGTAAACAATTTGGTGGAACCGGGGCGTTTATTACAACGGGAACAACATATGATCAAGTTGTTGTTTTAAATCAAAATTCAGATGGTTCTTATTCTTGGGGTGGCATATTTTATACATCAAATAAAAAGACTGCACCGGATGTAGTAGTTTATATTGAAGATGTTGAAGAAGGAAAAACTATTATAAAACAACAAAATTCTTCTAATATTACTGTTGATGAATTATTAGATGTTGGTCCCGCTTCAGGATTTGAGGCTGCGGAAACTGTTACTGCAAAACAATTTGTGGACAATACTTCAAAAACTATTAAAGCGTATCCTACAAATACCTTGGGAACTCTGCGTTCCTCATTTATAACAGCTAAGTATAATTGATATGCCGAATACTGATAATAGATTTAATCCAGCTTATTCTACCATTCAAAAAATTCGTTTAAAGTCTTCTGTGCGCGGCAACGACACTGTGTTGATTATAAATGAATTAAATACACCAAACAATAAGGTTTGCCGTTTTGAGCGAATCGAAATGGTAGAAAATATTAATGATTTATGCCCAAGCGGTGTAATTTTGGTTGCTGATTTGGCTGATGTTGTTTCTTATATTGCATATAATAAACTTGATGAAATAGAAATTGACTTATTTGAGAATGGAGCCAATAAAACTTGGAATTTTGATATAACAAGCATATCTTATTCCAATAATGCAGTCAGTGTCGGTGATGATACACTGGTATCTATTCACTTTACAAATAAATGGTATAAAAAATTATCAACAGAATCTTTAAATAGTCTTCTTGGTTTTTATTCTCCTGAAGTTTTTAAGATTAATGAATTTATTGATGAAGTAAAAAAAGAAGTTTTTAATGTTGGGGATCTGGACGATTATCCAGGGTATGGCGACACAGCATTAAATTATTTTTTGTATAAGCCATTCAATCCTTATGAGGAAGGTGAAGAACATATTTCTGATGACACACTTCAAATCCTTAATTATGTTGCGGCAAATGCAGTTGATGTCGATGGAAATCCCAATTTTTTCTTTTGGACGGGATTAGATGGAATTGTAAATTTTAAGTCATTTAAACGTTTTTACGATGAGGATTCTTCATATCCTACAATAGATCAAGATTTTAGACGTATTGGTGTGTTTGAAGGTGATTCTGTTATTCAAGAGTTGTCTGATGGAAAAAGTTATAGAAAAGCATATTTTTTAGCAACCAATCCAGGTTTGCAATGGATTTCAAAAAACTATTATTACATTCGTAAAACTCCAAAATATTTGGATGAATTATTTGGTTATTCTGGTGGTTCTCTTGTTAAACTAACTGGAAAGACTGCCGAGAATCAAGCTATTAAAAACTTAAGTTTTCATTTTCAAGATGAAGGACAAAAATATAATATTGATATAATTTCAATTAACGGAAGAGATGGGTTAACTGGTGCACCCAACGGCGGACAAGCTTTGGTGCCAGAAAACTGGGGCTACTATGAACGATACCATCCAGCTAACCACAAATCCCAAACAACCTTATTGAGTAATGAAATAGGTGTAGATGCAAATTATAAACAAATGGTGTTAATGGGTTTGAGTGGATCTATGCCATATTCTGACAGCCCCGACATGTGGAAAAACATGTTTGATCTAACACCTATACACCCAAATTATCCAGATGAGGATGCATCAGAAGGTCAAATAGTTGGTATTAATACATATCTTCAAAAAGTAATACGAGTTAGACGCAAAACATTTGATAATGTTGGAATTGTGGGTGCTTCCGCAGATAACTTAGAATTCATTAGAAATATAGAACTTCAAAACTTTGTTTTGTATTCTTTGTGTTGTATGGGCAAAAAAGAAGATTGTTTCTTTGCAGCTTTGACTAGATATGAAGAAGATAATTCTATAACCCAAGATCAAACCTCGGCTAATATTCCAAAAAAATATCGATATAAGTGGAATAAACTGCAATTTGGGGGAGCGTCTGGAGCGTCTGGATACTGTGCGTGTGGCAATAGTGGTGCTTCCGGTACTACTGGTGCCCATATTATAGAAAATTGGTGCCTTGATCAGTATATTAAATCTGGCGAAACCCAAGATAGCAGTTGGGCCATTAATCTAAATGAACGTGGTTTAACTGCTTCACAATCATTACAGTATTTACCTCCCGGGTGGCTTCCAGTATCGACAACTTCAAGTTTTTATTATAGACCAATTGGTGCAAAGCAAAGTCCACCCGCAAAAGGATTGTCTGGAGAAAACATTTATCATATTGTAAGAATGTGCCGAGAACGAGTAGATGCAAACAATCTTGTAACATATTTTTGGGCAGAAAATGTTCTTGACGGAACCTGTTCTCAGGTGCAGGGAGGTTAATATATGGCTAGTAAAACAAATCAAATTGTTATTCACGGGTCAAATGACTCATATGACGCAATAACTCCCATAAGCAGCCGCCCAATATATGAATGTGCAAATGCCAAAATTACTAGAGGAGCAACATCAGCGCCGGCTAGCATAGAAGCATGTTTGGCGTCTTTTCCAGAAGTTAAAAAAATAGCCGATGCAATCGGTTTTACATCCTCCAATATTTGGTATGGTAACACAGCTTGCCCCGAAGGTATTTCAGGTGGAACAGGCCCATTTAATTTATTATTGGATACCAATTCTTTAGAATGTCAAAATATTGTAAAAGATCTTGGAACAGAATGGATGGGGTGTCTTTGGGGAACACCAAATGCAACTTATAGTTGTATTTGCCCAGAAGTAAAAAGCAAATATGAAGCCTATATTAAACTTCGCTTAAATGTGGCTTCCTTTTGGGCGACTCCCGTAGAAACTCCTGTAAAACGAGCAGAGTTTTTAGATGCGTTAAAATATTCTTCTAAAATTACAGCAACAATTGCTGGTGATTTTTCTCTAAAATTGGGACAATTAATGTATGTTAAATTGACTGCAATGAATAAAAGTGGTGTAGCAGATACCGAATCATATATGACTGGCTATTATTATATTGTTGGTTTAAAACATGTAATAACAAATTCTGGAACACATGAAACTGCCGTGGCTTTATCTAATATTGCTCCGCCAGAAGATCCAGAATCCAGATATCCATACTATTAATCTAAATATTTTTATGAGCAAAAAAGACTTTTCA